CAACTATTCGCAGAACAATTTAATCCTAATGAAAGCTCTTGTAGAGCTATGGGATACATACCCAGTTCGTGAGGCTTTGTTCTTTACACAAAATTTAATCAACCAAAAAACCCTATCTAATGGAAATGCAATTAACTAATCCTTCGTATGAATTAATCAACAAGGATTCGATGCTTAAGCTTTCAACTGAATTATCTCAGTTGATAAAAGAAAAAGGACTTTCAAGTAATATACAAGGTAAACAATTCGTTAATGTTGAAGGTTGGCAATTTGCTGGTGCTTCTCTAGGATTAATGCCCATTATCACATCAACTCAAGACTTATCAAATGAAACATCTATTAAATATATGGCGACTTGTGAAGTTCGCAATATTACTACTGGTACAGTTGTTGCTACTGGTATTGCTCTTTGTTCCAATGCCGAGAAAACGAAGAGATACTTTGACGAGTATGCTATTCTCAGTATGGCTCAAACAAGAGCTATTGGTAAGGCGTATCGTAATCTATTGGCCTGGTTAATGAAAGCAGCAGGATTTGAGGCGACACCTGCTGAAGAGATGGACTTTGCAGATGCGAAAGCAGATGCTAGGGCTAAGGATGAAACCCCTACCAAAAAACCTAAAGTAGTTGAAGTGGTAGCTGAGGAAGTACCTGTTGAAGTGGATCGTGATGGCATCATTAAAAATATCCAAGCTGCTGCTAGAATGAAGGACTTGACTGATATATTCTTTTCTAATAAGGAATACATAGAAAAAGACCAACAATTAATGAAATTAATGACAGCTAAAAAAGAATCGTTAACCACAAAAAAGAAATAATATGAGTAATTTACTACCATCTATTGAATTAAATTCAATTACACCATCCAAATTTAGCATAGAACTCCTAAAACAAGTAGTTGTAACACACTTTAGGGAAACAGGCGAGAATCCCCTTGAGATGCTCGTTAAAGCAGAAGCATTAGTTCAGTTGTTAGAAGGGATTAGAGCTGAGTTAAAAGAAGATGTCATTAATCAATTGGACTTGCATCCTCAAGGTAAAGCAATGGTGCTTGATGCTGAGATTGCTAGAATAGAATCAGGAGTTAAGTATGCCTATGATGGTGACCATACATGGCTTAAGTATAACCAAGAGCTAGAAGCTATTAAGTTTAAGCAGAAGGAAAGAGAGTCATTGCTAAAGACTATTAAAGAGCCATTGGTAGATCCAGAAACTGGCGAGATGATTTATCCTGCTCCAAAGTTTAGTACAACAACATTTAAAATATCATTAAAGAAATAACATGAAAAATTTAATAGAGAGATTACAAGAAAAATATCCTGAATATTTTATTCAAGAAATAAGCGAAAAAGATTTAATACCTGATGGGAAAGAACAGTTTATTAGCATTAATATTACACCGCATATTAAGGAAGATGGTAGTATCGCTTATAAGCTAAGAAGAAAGTCAAAAGACAATGTTTTTATATATACAAATTGGTGTAAAGATTCAGAAACATTAGTAAATAATTTATTAAATGATTTACTATGAAAGCACTAGGAATGATTAAGTTTTTCTTTATAGCAGTACCAATAGCGGTGCTGCTATTAATATTCTGTGAAACTTATTTTAAAATCAAAGCAATTAAACGACTATTTTAATGCCACAAGAAATTAAAGGACTAGAGAACTCAATACCTATTAGAATGGTTTATACTGACACTATGGAAGAGGTGCTATTTAAGTCAGCAGCAGCGGCTAGTCGTAAGACAAAGATAGCATCACAAGTCATCCGTGAATCGCTTAACCCTGTTGCTCGTAAGCGTTTTATAGTTGATAACAGAAGAGTAGTTTTTAGAATATCTAAAACAAATTAACATGATAAACAAAATACACAACGAACCATGCTTAGAAACACTAAAAAAAATGCCAAATGATTTTTTAGATTGTGTAATTACATCACCACCATATTGGCAATTAAGAGATTATGGTTACAATGGCCAATGGGGATTAGAACCTACATTTCAGCAATATTTAGAACATTTATGGGAAATGATGGATGAGATTTATAGAGTACTTAAACCAACTGGAACTTGTTGGATTAATTTAGGAGATAGCTATTCAACACAAAGCGGAACGAATTTGGCTATTGCTAAGGGCAATCATAAAAAACAAGATGCTACTTATTTAACAAATAGAGGAGAAAGTGGTAACTTAATAAAAGATAAATCATTACCCAATAAATGCCTTTTACTTATTCCTCATAGATTTGCCATTGGATGTATAGATAGAGGGTGGATAGTTAGAAATGACATAATATGGGCTAAAAGGAATTGTATGCCTGAAAGTACAAAAGATAGATTTAGCAAGAAACATGAATACATTTTTTTAATGGTAAAAAATGAGAGATATAACTTTGATTTAGATGCTATTAGAGATGAACATAAATGGGCTAAAGATAAAAGAAATGATGGTAAAAGACATGAGTATAAAGAAGATGCTAAAAGTCAAAATGATATAAATGTTGGTACAAATGCGGTTTCATTTAATCCTAAAGGTAAAAATCCAGGAGATGTTAGTGATTTTTGGGATATTACAACAAAGCCATCATCTGTAAAACATTATGCTACATATAATGTTGAATTAATTACAAAGCCAATTTTAGCAGGATGTCCTGAAGGTGGATTAATTTACGATCCTTTTATGGGTAGCGGTACGACTGCTATTCATGCAATAATAAATAATAGGAATTTTATAGGAAGTGAAATGAGTTCTGATTATTTAGAAATTGCCAATAAAAGGATATCGGAAGTCTTAGCAAAGCCAAGATTATTTTAGTATATTTGTCATGAGTGTCGGATACTCATTAAGAACTTATTGCCCTTGATATGAACCCCCAATCCGACTGGGGGGAATTTGATGGGGCTTTTTTATTTTATGAACAGAGATTTTAAGGGGGTTTGGATTCCCAAAGAGGTGTGGATGGATGATAAGTTATCTTGGATGGAAAAATTGTTTTTAGTCGAGGTAGATAGTTTAAATGCTGAAAAAGGATGCTTTGCCTCTAACGCTTATTTTGGTGAGTTTTTTCAATTAAGTAACTCAAGAGTTAGCGAAATCATAAAATCTTTAGTTTCTAAAGGATATATTACTACCTTTCTAATCTATGAAGGTAAGCAAGTAAAACAAAGGATTTTAACACCTACTGTACCTATTCGGAAACTCGAAGGGGGTATTCGGAAAACCGAAGAGGGGTATTCGGAAAAGGCGAAGGGTATTAATACATTGATTAATAATACATCTATTAATACTAATAAGTTATATAACGATAAGGAAGCTTTTGTTAAAAGAGTAGATGAACTAAAGGATAAACTCGGCAACCAATATGATTCTTTTTTATCTTACTGGACAGAAGAAGATGCAAAAGGAAAGATGAGATACCAAGACCAAAAATTCTTTGACATAAGTAGAAGAATAGCTACATGGGTTAAAAACTCTAAGAACTTTGAGCCTGTAACAACACAAAACACCAAAATAAAACTAAAGTAATGAATAAATATTTAGTATTTAATAGTGATTTAACAATAAAAGAAGAGGTAATGGCAGATAAAATTGCCTTTCAAGGAAGAAGTATTTTATTATTAATTAACGATAGAATTATAGCATTGTATCCATACAAAGACATTTACATAAAACTTATAAAATAATGCAAGTCATAGACCTACCTAAAAACACAGAGATTGAACGCAATATCCTAGGCTCTTTATTAATCGACAAAAAATCTTTGTCATTAGTAATAAACTACTTAAAAGAGGATATATTCTACGACTATAAGCATAAGCTTGTATTTAGAACTATTAGAGAGATGTACGATAAGAATATCCCAATAGATATTACTACACTCTACCAACGAATCGTAGATGCTAAACAAACGGATCAAGTAAATGCCTACTACCTTTCTGAGTTAACTAAAGATGTGGTATCAACTGCTCACCTAGAAGCCCATATAGAGTTAATAATAGAACTCTATAAGCGTAGGATGTTGGTGGTGCTGGGTGGAGAGCTTGTGGTTGGGGCGACCAATGGCGAAGCAGAAACCATGGACTTTATGGCTGAGGTGTCCAAAAAACTTATTCAGCTACAAGAGTTTGGGAATATCTACGAGAAGATGATGGAGGATATTATTTTATCAATCAATTATTCTCGTGATATGGCTCAAAAAGGAGGTTTATTGGGCTATAACACAGGTTTTAATGAGCTAAACAACACCCTATGTGGATGGGTTAAACCTGACTTAGTAATTGTAGCTGCAAGACCAGGGATGGGTAAGACTGCCTTTATGCTTTCTAGTATATACCAACTAGCTTGTCTAGATAGCGTTCCTGTGGCCGTTTTTAGCCTTGAAATGAGCTCCGAGCAGTTAGTTGAAAGGTTAGAGTCAATTAGCTCACAACTGCCCTTAAAATGGCTTAGAATGAATACTATTGATGATGCACAAAGGAAGGTGCTTCTCAGAACAGATGACTTGTTATTGACTTCCCCCATACATATTGAAGATATGGGCGGTATTAGTGTTACACAACTTAGAGCAAAAGCCACCATTTTGAAACAAAAGTATGGAATCAAGGTAATCTTTATTGACTACCTCCAACTTATGAGTGGTACAGGCAAATCAAACCAAAACAGAGAGCAAGAGGTTAGCTACATAAGTAGAAGCCTTAAAGCCTTGGCCAAAGAGTTGGAAGTACCTATTATCGCCCTATCTCAATTAAGCAGAAGGGTAGAAGAAAGGGGAGATAAGATGCCTCAGTTATCCGACCTAAGAGAATCAGGTTCTATCGAACAAGATGCTGATGCGGTTATTATGCTTATGCGACCTGCTTACTATGAGATGACAGAGCCTATTGAGATTGGTGGTAAAGAATATGCTACCAATGATTTAGTTATCTGCAAGGTAGAAAAGAATCGCCACGGATCGACAAAAAATATAGCATTAAGATTCCTACCTGAAACAATGAAATTTGAAGATTATAATATTTAAAACCAAAATAAATAACATATGAAAATTATTGTACAACAAAGTAATGACACTGCAAAGGTTGAAATTGATACTAATAATTGTAATTATCAGTGGTCTTTTAGAGATGCACTTATTTTAGCAATGACTATAGAAGGATTCCAAAAATCTTTTATTGATGCAGTTTTTAATCAAGAGGAAATAAGAATAGTATCGGAGGCAATGAGTGATGATGATTGTAATGTGCCATCAAATTAATTAAAACAAATAACCTATGAAACAAGTGTATGTAACAAACAATGTCGGTGATCCGTTAGAATACGATTACGACTTAAAGTATGAGGAAGGCAAAAGAACTTGCCTATATTCTCGAAATAGCGAATGGACTGAATATCTGCATGGAGAAAAAGCAGGTTCTATTAAGGATATTGAAGATGGGTTTCTAATTAAGGTTGGTGAACAAAAGATGAAGTTAGACTATGCTGATTTACAAGTACTAAAAATCCTTTTACTATCTGATTTAGAAGATACAGATTACTTTGAGATTAGAGAATGTAAAACTATTAAGAAATGGCCAAAGGGTACAGGAACAGAAGAAAGTTTGAGATAGAGCAGGCCAAGGCTAAGGATGGAACTTACCAGGCTATTAAACTTTTTGCCAAGAGCACCAAGGTTATTGTTATTCATCAAACAGAAGCACTAAAGAAAAAGTATTTCTTACTTGAGTACGAAAATAATGGTGTACCTAGTGGCATAAGTGACACAAGGGCGGAATTTTTTGCATTTAACCTTGATTTAAGGGATAGAATAGTTTTTATAAGAGCAGAGTTCTTAAGGGTTAAAGCAAGGAGATACTGGCGAGTTGGTGAGATAAAAGTAAAGGATGGAATCAAGTATGTTAAGATGCCAACAGAAGAATTGATACGATGGTACTAATGTATATTAAATATATATATTAACTTTGACTCATGGCCTACATATCCGCAAGTGACTTAACAAAGATGATGATGGATTATCTAAAAGATAATGGATGCGAGGTATGGAGGAATAATAACTTAGCAGTTAGAGGTAGAGCATTCATTGGTAAGAAAGGAGTTCCTGACATTATTGGCTATAGCAAAAAGTATGGCCACTTTGTTTGCTGCGAGATTAAGGCCATTGGTGATAGACTCTCTTCGGATCAAATGGTGTTTTTAGAGGAGTTAGCTAACGCAGGTGGAACTGCAATGTTATGTCAGCAGATTAGAGATGAATCAGTAATAGTTAAAATATATAAACAAGATGGCGAAAGTCAAGACTGGGAGTTCAACAAAGGTGTCCTTCGGATCAAGGAAACGAGGTAGAGCAAAGAAATCATTTAATAAACATAGCCCTAGGCCAAAAGCGTACATCGGCCAAGGTCGTTAAAACAAAGTAAAATGGAAAAAGTAGAATTAGAAAACAAGATAGAAAAAGCTCCTAAGACAGTTAAGAAAGCAAAGGATGAGTTTACACAAGACACTTATGATTTTTTGCATCAGGTGTTAGTAGATTTTGCAATAGATACAAAGTATAGACCTAGGCTTAAAGTAATCTTACAAAACTCTAAGGCAGAACCAAAGAATAGCAGTAGCATTTAATAACCAAAAATAAATAACATGGCAGCAGGTAAAGAAAAGATTTTCCTAGGAAGGTCACAAACATTAAAAACGGCATTTGGGGAGTTTAAGAAAGTAGCATTCGGCCCAGATGACTTAAAGAAGATGAATGATTTTGCAGCAACTAACAATGGTTGGGCTAACATTCTAATCAAAGAAAAGAAAGGAGCTACTCCAGGTGAAGCAGGATTCTATATCGAGCTTGATACTTGGATTAAAGATGGCCAACCAGCCAAGAATTTACCATTTTAACAAAGTATTATGAAAACAAATTACAAAGATGTAGTGGTTAATTTATTAATTTTGCTCGTAGGAGTTTATCTACCATTTGCATTTATTGTGAATGAGTTTAATCCTTTAGCTTGGAATTGGTTTAGTAGATCATTATATGTACTTACTTTAGTAGGTTTAATTACCTACGCTATAAAGGAGTATAAACAAAAATAGTTTTGTGTGTTTTTTTGAAATAAAGGTGAGCTCTGTCGTTTCTACGATGGAGCTTTTTTTATACTAAAAACCCCCCAGATTTTACCTGAGGGGAAACCAAAACACCACCAACTATGAGAGAGCTTCTTATGTTTGCCTATTTGTTTTATCGTAGAATCTTGTTAGTACAGTTCCGTATAAAGCCTCTTGATATCTCTTAATAAAAGAGTCTGAGCTCTCATCTATATAGAAGTAGTCCTGTGATTGCATATATACATAGCACTTATTCTCATCGCTTTCATCATCAGTAACGGATTCAACTAAATGAATATTGATCCAGGCATCTGATTGCTCAGTACCATCGCCATATTCGTAGCTATCATCTTCCGTTAATTGTGTTATTTGCAGTAACATTTAATATGCTATGTTTTATTATTGTTAACCTAAGCTTTTGAACTATAAAATTCAATCTCACTTCTAACTCATCTCTTTTTCTCATCAACTCATCAATCTCTAGTTCTGCTTTAGTCTTCATACAAATTTACGCTTTAATTATTATAGAAATAAAAAGTGCACACATCATTGATTATCAATGAAATATACACTTATGTTATAACGGATTTAACCTACTTTTTGCTTGGAAGCCTTACTATCTTGCTTCCTAATGGCATGGGTACGAATATAGCAATTCTTCCGCCATCTAGCACAACTCCACAACCTAATGTTGGTCGTTTGGGGAAAGGTCGTGAATACTCCATTGCATAGGCATTAATATCTATGCCACAACCCACATTCATACCGAATATCATATCCTTATCACTTGAAGAGTACAAAACTCCCCCAAAGGAGTGAATATGACCTATTACAGTAGATTGTCTAGCATCCCTTGCTCTATTAATTGCACCTGCTTGTCCTGATGATCCTGTACCATGGGTATATAGAACACCGTCTATTTCCCATTCTAAGCTCCATTTCCAGCCTTTTGGAGCTTCCCAAGCATCTTCATAGGACTTGATGAATCTCTCTGGCAATCCGTTAGCTAAAGCCTTTCTTTTATGTAAAGCAGAATGATTGCCTATACATACTTTAACATTAGGGAAACGCTTGTACCAAA